GCATCTGCGATCCTCCACCAGACACTTACCTGAAACTTTACAATCTGGCCAAGAGTGCCGAAGCAATCCCATGGCGATTCTTGCGGGGCGCCGATCGTGATGTACGGGAGCGCAACTTCGGGTCCCGGGCGCTTATCATACACTCCGTTAATCAATGTACTCAATGTCGTATCATTGGATAAGGCAGTTACGAAAGCTGTCTGAATTGGAATAAGTGACGAACCTCTTTGAAAGCCGGTCATCGTATCACTCCCTTCAGGAACGAGCAGACAGCCTCAACTGCCTCCTCCTTTTTCGTGTCGTATCCGAAGCGCATAAACGGCCGTGGGCTCATCTTATACGTGCCCAATTCCTGGAAGATCGCGTAAGGCGTATCGTGCGGTTTGACAACGACCTCTAACGGGCCTGCCTCGTCCTCGTGTATATGATCTCGCAACCATCCAGTTTTAACGGGCGCATGTTCCTGACACCCTTCTGCAAAGACCTTTCCTCCAGCCATTAGTGCGGGCAGAAACCCGAGCAGCATAGGCGCTACCACTCTCGTCTCAATAGCGGCTTGTGCCTCAATGCTTCCTTCGATGCTGCCCCACGAACTCATATATACTCCATATATGCTCTATATATCTTCCACTTCGATTATCATCCACGGACTGTTAATGTCCGGCTGGTGAATGGTTCTGATTTTTAACGTTTGTGTGTAGCCAGCTTGATCGAGCAAGATGTGTCCGGTCATTTGAATGAGGGTGGTCGTGTGAACCGTAACATCGTATATAATATGCTGACCCAACACGTCGGCCGCCACGCCGGGCACATCGCTGTGAACGTCTATTCTGGCGGCTATTTCATCGAGGGCAGTTGAGAATGTTGAAGCGGTCTCTCCGCCGATCGCATCTTGAGCGGCAGAATACGACTGATAGATAATTGTGTCAGGCAATTCGAAACAATGCAGCTCTAAATGATGTTGACCGGGTGCTTTGATATTGTTGACGTATATTGAACGTCCGTTTGCATCGGTTAGTCGGTCACCCACCAGAACGTCCTCGCGATAATCGCAATAAAAGACGTCCGTATCGTTTGGGTTTGTCTTGTATCTCGGCCACCCTCCGATGATCGATCTGCTGCGCCCGTAGAGCGTCGCGACGGTGCTCCACGTCTGCGTGTAGTTTAACAGTTTCTTCTTTGAGTCCAATACCGGTGTCTCGGCCCTGCGCTCTAAGGCGAACGTATCAAAGAGGAGGCCAGTGATCGGGTACGGTTGGATCACTTGTCGGCCTCCTTAACGTTCAGAAACCGTTTTGGTTTTGGTTGTTCGAAGACTCGGATTCGTCGCGGTTTTGATGATGGGTCGTGCGTTACCCCCATCAGCGTTGACTTTGCTGGCTCCGTTTCACGGGAAAGTCGTTCAGCATGCGTCTCCTCATTCCACGTCCAACTCTTCGCTACGGTAAACGTATGCACGCTTCCAACGATTGCAGGGAAAACGACCGTTCGCTTTCCAAGCAGTGTGACCGCTATCTCGTGATTAAGCACGCCAACGTGGCCATCAGTATCCGTTGGCAGTAAGTGGACAAAGATAGTGTTGAGGATCGTGGGTGAGTCCTCATCAGGATCATAATCTACCGAGATTTGCGAGTCGGGATCGGTAAGGTGAAGGGTGATTACTGGATTCCCTGTCTCGTCTACAGCAACAAAGACGATCTCATCAACCGCAGAAAGGTCTTTGTCTTCTCGCAACGAGTTCTGTATCGGGTAATATGGTTCGGCGTCCTCGCCCTCGTACATATCAAAGTCGTTTTCCGCCGCGCCTTGCCCTACAGGATTGTCTAAGCCTAAGCCTAATTCTACCATGTTTTCTTTCCTCACGTGTCCTTTGTTATGTCAATCTCAAGTAGCCCCACATTTCTGCTCCCTCGATTTGCCAACATTCCAACACATCGTTTCCCATGAGTGGTGAACAGACCCATGCAGCGGGGATCACTTCGTATAACCAGCACGTCACGCTGATGACGGTATGCCCATATTAGTTGCGGCACGTTCGCTCTTACATTGACGATTGCTGTCATGGCAGGCGGCTCAACTCCTACATCCTCTGCGTTGGCTGTTGGTGATATCACAGCTGAGTCCGCAAGGTCCAGCGTTACATCGGGCAGCGGAGCGTTCGCCAAAGGCCCCACAATTGCGGTGAGCGGAGACGCCGTTACGTTTATTATCGGTACGCACGCCGATGGCCCGATCAGGGCTGTCACATCAGGGGGATCAACGCCTATTAATGGAACGTTCAACACTGGTGATATTACCGCTGGACTCGCGGGGACGAGCCACACGTCGGGGAGTGGTATGTTCGCTGTGGGGTTTGCGGCCGCGGTGATAGGGGCAGCCGCTACGCCTACCAATGGTACATTCAATACTGGTGCGACTGAACTCGTCACGTCGGGGGGCTTAACGCCTGGCAATGAAACATTCGCTGATGGTGAGACCACGGTCGTCATGCCAGGAGGGCCAACGCCTACTAAAGGTACATTCAATACTGGTGATATAACCGCTGCTCCCGCGTCTGAGGGTGCGACGCCAATTAGCGAAACGTTTGCCGTTGGTGACACGGTAGCGGTAACACTGGGCATCGTGACATTAGCAATAGCGGGACCAATCGCAATATAACAGATCTGTGTGGCATCTGTCGTCGCGTCAGTACCCCATACAATATCAAATTTATCGCTCAAAAAATTATTTATTGGGGCAGCCACGTCAGTTGCATCTCCTGCAGTGCTGTTGCTTACGATAATCGAATTTGTTGAATCATTATAATTTGAATCTACCGAGCTGCCGACGTTGGATTCATCGGTTTTCGCCGCTACGCTGAAGTTTGTGCCGTCACTCGCGCCAACTGTGATTCTTGCGCTTTGTATATTTGATGCACTTGCTGGGTAACTATCCGTAGCGGCGAGCACTGCAGAAGGTGTAAATCCAACACCTGTTACCGTATCTGTGATAGCGCTAGTTTGCCCCGTCTTAGCCCAGGCTCCAACTTTGATATTTGTCCCCGCGAGTGCGAGGCTGTAATAATAATAATCGTTTCCACTATCAGTAGTCCAATCTACCGTAAAGCCGCCGCTGTCCATCGAGACGAACGATGCAACATCCGTGATTGTATTGCCGCCGGTTGGCGATGACATGGTAGCAACGTTGAGGATGCATGCATTGGTGACCTGTGTTCTAGATGATTGTGAGTTTGTGGCAAGCGCCTCATATGAACCAGTATTGTGGATAGCCCATTGGCTCGTTGCACTCATAGCTCCGAGCATGAACATACCGTAAGATGTGTCCTTAGCGGGGGGGGCCGACGTATAACAATCGCTTAGATGCAGAACTACATTTGGTTTAAAACTCGTACCGGCTAGTGTAACTCCTTGGTTGCCGCTTGACTTTTTCCAACCCGTTACTCCCGCCCCAGTAATGTCACTCCCACCAATAGCGAGGTAATAGATTGTATAGGCCGTTCCGGGAGTCGTACTGTATGTTGCTACAAACTGGCCGCTATTAAGAGAACTAAATGCTACACTTGAAATTTGGAGAAGTAGATTGTCTTGATGATCGTAGAGTATATAAGGGTAAGCAGCTTGATGTCTGTCTTGTAATTTAGCCTGCGATGGCAATGAACCTGAGTGGTCCTGTTGCGCATTGCATGTAGCACCATATTGCATAGTGGGGCCGGAACCGTTAGCGGCTGCGAAGCCCATTCCAAATGCTACGACGTTATGCGTTTGAAGTGCTTGCCATCCTGTCGTTCCTTGGTTTGTTCCCCACAATATAAGTGCGACCGGCGTAAAACCCAAGCCGCTTATTGTGTCCGACGTGCCCGACGTCGTATTATTCCAATGTCCGGTCTTCGCGTAAAACGTCATTTAGTTTTCCTCCCCTGCTGGGAAGTCGTCTTTTGTCATATCAGGTTCAAGGAACCCCACGTTCCGGCTCCCTCTGCTCACTAACAGCCCTTCGCATCGCGCTCCAGCGGGATCGAATAGTCCTGGACAGCGGGGAACACCCGCCAAGATTTGAGACGGAGCGCGGTGATGACGATACACGGATACTCCTACCCACGGAACAATTGCTCTCACGTCGACAATTGCCGTGATGCCGGGAAGTGAAACATCTATTAGTGGTATATACGCCAGCGGTTCGATCAGTCCCGTCACGTTTTGAGGCCCCACATTCACCTCGTCCACATTTGCTACCGGCGATATAACCGCCGAGCTTGCGGGAACCAATCGTACGCCTGGCAACGGAACGTTTGCTAACGGGTTTACGATAGCGGTGAGTGGTGTTGCCGAAACGTTTATTAACGGAACGAATGCTAATGACAAGGCTGCTCCTACTACAGTGGGGGGGCCGACGCCTACTAGCGGAACGTTTAACACTGGTGCGACTTGCCCCGTCACGTCAGGAGGTTTAACGCCAACTAGAGGGACCTTCGCTGAGGGTGATACAACCGCTGCAATGGTGGAAAGCGAAACCCCCGGCTGTGGTACGTTCGCCGACGGGTTCACGGTTCCATTGACTGACGAGGTTACAACGCCTATCGACGGTACGTTGCCTGATGGCAGTACGGTAGCGGTCGCGGAGCCAGCATTTACAGAGGCGAGTCCAAAGACGATGTAGCATATTTGGGTTGCGACTGCATTGTTCGTTCCCCACGTAACGACAAATGCATCATTCGCGAGTCCTATCGTGCCCAATGCATCTGGCGTTGATGCATCACTATCATTAACGACAATAGCTTCGTTCGTGTATGAAAACTTGTAATCAACGGTCGTAGAGACATTATTCTCTGAAGTGCCACCAGCGACGCCATTGTTTGTACCGTCACCCGCTCCAAACGAAAAACGGAATCCTGGCTGCTGAGTAGCGGCTGCGACTTTGGAGTCCGTCGCGGCGATCACTGCCACTGGTGTTATGCCGGGAGTGGCAACCGTGTCGGTTGAGCCGTTTGCGCCTGTAGATTTGCTCCACGCACCGACTTGAGACTTTACACCTGCCAGGCACAGACTAAAGAAGTAGTGCCCATATTGAAAAGCGTAATCCAGGTTTAAGGTAAAGCCGTCATTGTCGAATGAAACGTATTCGGCTTCATTTACACCTATTTCACTCAGCAAAACCTTGTTCGTTAGTTGCTCGCTCCATGTGGCCGTAGGGAAATCACCTTTAGGACGGAGCCCGTCAATCGCGAATTGAGCGGTGCTCGTCATCGCTCCTAGCTGAATCAAGTCGTAGGGGGGTGAGTATGTTCCGCTAGGAGGAGCATTATACCAGCCTATCCCTATATGCATAGCACACGACGGCTTGAAACCAAGGCCCGTAAAGCTTTGATTCCCCGATGAGGTTGACAATTGATTCAGCATAACCCCCGCATTGGCTATGTCACTACCCCCAAGTGCGAGGAAGTTTATTGGATATGACGTACCCTGCACAGTCGTCCAATTTATCACAAATTGGCCGCTGGCCATCGAGGTTATCGTTCCTTCGAGCACGACAGAGCCAGGAATACCGGCAGAGCGAATAACAAAGGAAGTTGAGTCCTGGTAGATATTGGCGTAGTCAGTGCCGTATGTCCAATCGCCGCTTGAAGACGCAAAAGCAACCGCTCCCTGTTGGTATGCGCTTTTGGCGGCGTTATAGGCTGAGAAGCCCATACCGTATTCGTTTGCGGCCGCGAAGCCTGTGCCGGTGTTTAAGACTCCCCATAAAATTATAGCGACGGGGGTAAAGCCTAAACCGCTGACCGTTTGATTCCCGGTTGACGTCGGCGTGTTAAGCGTGCCGACTTTCGCAGAGAGCGTCATCTGAAGGCTTTACCTCAATTCGTCCACGACCTCGGAGTTTCAGAGATCGAACATTCCAAGTGTCGGGCACGGGACCGTGAAGTTGCCGCCCTGACCTGCCTTGTCTGCATCATACAGGATATAGCCGAGCAGATACTTCGAGCCTGAGTTGTCATATATCCTGACGCACCGAACTCCGGTGAATGTCGCGGTTGGCCATGTTGTGTCTGCACAATACAGTTTCGCGTACGCACTTGGCGCTGTTCCGGTCGTCACAGGATCGTAGAGCGTCATCTGCGTGCCGCCTTGGGTGTAGCCGTTTGCAGTGGCAAGCTCGTTAGTGCTGCTGTATGTCTCGTCGGTATCCTGTGCCGGTGTAAGGCTGCTGGTATAAAGGGCCATGTAGTACGTCGTCGTCGCGGCCTTCCATGCGCTCATATCCTGTTTCGCTAGGTGCATCCGACCCTTAGCATACATATACGCCACGTTGGTCATTGGTTCCTCCTGATCAGTTCGTGACTATGAACACCCAAATGACGCCAGTGTCGCTCGTCATCGCATTGGTTTGCGTGAAATGAATCTTGAGCGTATCAGCGGCCACAAAGGTGTTGTTTACTGCGGGTACGCCTGATTGGGCGATAACTTGGTTCAGTGTGTTCGTGTGCGCGACCGGTAATGTGATTGGCGCCGTTCCTGCTGCCTCAACCTGTCCCGAAGCGCTAAGTACGAAATCGAGCGTGCCTGCGCCTGAGTTGGCGTCGGCTGCTGCTGTCACGACTATGCCGTAAACGCCGACTATTGAGCCGATGAATCCGAGCGGGATAGCACTGATGACATCATGCGACCCTCCTACAAGAGTGCTGTAGGCTATCGGAATAGGCCCTATCTGGTTGCCTTTCACTCCTGCGGCGAGTTGTCCTCCGACGATACCTGCTGCCGATGCGAGTTGGGATCCTGCTATGTTAGCCGACGCATCCAACTGCGTTCCTAAAATTCCTGCGGTATCACTCAATGATACGTGCGTGAATGTCTTAGCGAGCGTTTTCGATTCTGTTACTGCGTTCGCCGCGAGCATTGCATTCGTGATTGAAGCTGGCGGCATTATGCCTAGTGAGATTACTAAGTTGCCTATCGCGGCAATTAGGGCGTCCATTTCAGAAACTACAAGGTTGCCATCAGGGTCTACTTTAAGTTGAAGTTGCTGATTAGTAGTTTCGTCCCATCCGTAAAGTCTAGCTTTGTCCATGATCAGACCTCCTTAAGCCTCAAAAGAGCAAGCAAGTTTTAGCCTCTGGTTTTAACTTTAGCTCAAGCCTAATACGATCGGTCATCGAACTGACCTTCGTAGAACGGCTTTCTGCGTATTTGTCCAGTGCGGCGACATACCAAACCTCCGAAACCAATAACGAAATCGTGGCTGCGTAGTTTCTTCTCTAGCGCTAGGAATTGCGCGACGACTTCCTTCGGGTCTACTTTGACGTCCCCGGCAATTCCTGTTTGTGGATACTTGCTAAATCGTGCCACGATTGCTGCGCAGGCATCGGCGGCTGGACCATACATACGAGTGATGTCGGTCTTAGTCCCGATGCATGTGGCTATCTCGTCGTCGGAGATTAAAGGAAAATTCGGGTCGGTGTCGCCGATGAGGAAGCGAACCATGTCGAGCAGAGAATCCATTGGATCTCCGCCGTAGCTCCACGTTCTATCGGCAGACTCTACTGTCCATGCCATTGTTTTCGCTCCTCATCGGACTTTGTTTTGTTTTGCTTTGCTTCGCCTTGCTTTGCGTTGCTTTGCCTTCGCTCTGCTCTACCCTACTTGCTCTCTCTGTGCTCTACTAGCTCTTAGGCTAGGTCTCCACCGCTCCGCTAAAGAAGACGCCCATCGGAGGCGAGACTATCTTGAACTGCCAAGAGGCCGCTACTTCTAGCCAATCGGCTCGCTGCTCTTGTTCTCTCATCTTCCTGACGGTCACTGGTTGTCCTGCCTGTTGTCTCAGGGTGATGTTGTAACCGCCCGTCGCGACACGCTTGCCCGGACCGGGAGCCGTGTAGAGAAGAAGGGCATCGTTGCCATACAGGTAGTCAGGCGCGAACGTCTGGCCTTCCGCCGCGGTGTTTGCCATCGCGTACGGCACGAGCACCTGGTCGACGCTGAACACCGTCGCGAGGTTCAGTTCGTTGAGGATAATGTCTGTGTTATCCTTGTAGATGAACTTCCTAACGATGTCAGGGTGCTCAACGAGAGCGTCGAACACTTTCGGTGCGAGGATCAACTTATTAGGTTTGCGCCCCGTCGCCGATGCGATTGTGTTTCTGGCTTTCCGTATGTCCTGAATTGGCGTGCTGTTGTCCGTGTCTGTCCACCAGTCGAAGTACGTGGCTCCGCCGCCGCCGCCGTGGACCTCGCCGGTAAGGGTTGTTCCCCATATTCCGGTACCCATGACGTGCGAGATAAACTCCGTCTCTTTGGAGACGCGCATGGTCTCGGTCAACTGAATGGTCGTGTCGGCGTCGAGGTCGAACACTGAGTCCGCTTCCTCTCTGTCCTCATCGGGAATGAGAACGTGAACTGCCCACTCATCGAGTGCGTAGTCAGCACGCTCCGTCCCCCATCCAATAGCTACTGATTCGGTTCCTGGCTTCCGTTTCCGTGCACCGGCCATCTTGAAGTACGCTTCGTTGTAGAGGTAGTACTTCCCTCGCCTGTGGTCAACCGGAAGGATCGGAAACACTATGTCGGCAATGTAGTTTTGTGGATCCTGCAGTTCCATAACGCTGACGTCTTGCAACATCGCATTATAATGCAGGTCACTTAGTACTGGTTGTGGCATTTTCTTTCACCTCCTTAGGCTGACGTTATGACGTACAGTTTGATGATTCCGTTCGAACCCGAGAATGACGTCACATTCTTTGCCGAAATTCTAAGGGTGTTGCCCGCTATGAACGCGTTGTTTGCAGACGCCGCCCCTGCCGATGCTATAATGTTGTACCTGGGTGTCGCTAGCGCTGACGATACCGTCACTACTGCGCCCGTTACTGCGGTGGTGCCGATCTTTACGTAAAAGTCGGCGGTTTTTCCGGTAAGATTGTCGACGGTCTCAACCATCGCGTACATATCGATGACGTGTCCCGCGGTTTCCAACGGTACGCCTACTACGATATCTCCGTTAGTTGTGACGTCTCCGAGGTTTACCTTGTACTCCATAACTCCCGGCGGTGCTGCCACGACGCCCATCGATGGGCCGCCGCGTGCTTGCAGGTCAATGGGGATTATATCTCCCGCGATTCCGCCTCGCAGCGCCATTCCAACTATCGGGTGCGTCCCGCTCTGTGTTCCGAACGTTCCCCCTGCTCGCGTCTCAAGCATGTCCCCGGCGTTTACTACGTCGCCAAGTAACCCTTTGCTGACGCCCATAACTCGTATCGTGCACGGGTCGCCCGACTGGAACACGTTACCGCTTGACGCTCCAGGGTTGGGGTCCACAAGTATGCCCCACATATTCGAGTATGCACCGCAGAGTGTTATCGTTCCGTCGGCGGCCATGTACATCGCGCAAAACTGATTTGCTGAATAATCGGCATATGCTGGGCCGACTCTGTATGCGCCATCCTGTTCATATGCTTGTGATGATGCTACTGCCATAATTTACGCTCCTCGTCCCGACAGACGCTTCTTTTCGAACTCGTCGTAGAGTTTCGCGTTTGCCCTAACGGCTGCGACACGCGCTGCCTGGGGCGTGATGTCTGTGGACTTTGCCATTAAGCCCTGTGCGATCTTTTCGATCTCCGCGTCGACGCCCTCAACAACTTTGTCCGTACCAGCTTCCTCAAACAGCTTACCACGCTTGTTTGATTCGTTGGCCGTTCTTAGGGTTGTCTCAAGCCAGTTCAGTGCTTCAGGGCTTTGCTCGCCGATTTCCATCATGTGCTCGGCAAGGCCGTCCTGAGGCAGCGTGTCAAACTCGGCCGCCTTTGCCATGTAGCCGCGCAGTTTTTCCTTGTTTTCAAGGTCGGTGATTTTCTCCAGTTGCTGCTTGAGCATGAGTTCTTTGGCTTCGCCGTCCTTCTGCAACCGGTCAAAGTAAACCTTAACCGCGTCCGGAAGTTCCGCAAGCGCTTCTTTCGTCATTATGCCGTCTTCCTCTTTCTTCATCTTCTTGGACGCCGACTTCTTACTCTTCGATTTCTTGGCTTTTTTATTGGTGTCCTCGTCGTTGTCCTCATCCTCGTCTTCGTCGTCGTCTGAGCCTTTCCCGCTCATCGCATCCTTGAGATCGTCGACAATGTCGCTGACCCCTGAGACGTCTTCGTGAGCTTCGAGGATTTTGAGTGCCATCTCTAGCGCCTGTTTCGCCTTGGCATCCGGCGCGGCTTTCGCCATCTTGGCCATGATTCCTAAGAACTCAGGTGATTGTAGAGGTGTCTCAGAGATAGTCTGGAAATATTCGTCATCTAATTCCATTTCGTTTCCTCCATTTTTGTTCATTTTCTTTGCTGCTCTCGCTTCCGCTTTCTCTTTCGCTCGCTGTGCTTTGTATTCAGCTTGCACGCGGTCACGTATCGCTCTGGTTTCCGCGTCTATATATCCACACTTAGCCAGTATTACATCGGCATCTTTCTCTATGCTTTGATCTGATCTGAGCGCTCCCCATTCAAGAGGAGACGCTGGCGCGCAATCCGTTGGCGGGTTCTGTTGCTTATGCAGCTTACACATCGCCTTTTCAATATTGCCATGAAACTCGTCCATGTCAGCCTTCGAAAAGCCAGTAAGCAAGTTGCCCTGCTTCGCCTGCATATGAAGTCGGCGATGATATTCTGATAAATCTTGCAGGTTTTGCTTAGCAATAGCAGCGATTAAACCTGCTTTCTCACTGCTTGTTAAGCCCATCGTTTGCCCCCTCTAGGTTTTCTTTGTCCCTCTTGCGCCGTACATAGCGCAATCTCAGAAGCGTTCCTGCTTCCCCATATTCGCATTCTCAATCGATCGGTGTCAACCGCGGTTGAAGCCTTTTATAACTCTAAGATTCCAAAGCACACATAGCGCACTTCAGAAGCGGAAATCTCTTTTCCTTGTTTGCGCCTGCCGCGCATAATGTAATCTCAAGCGGTTGTATGTCGCTGAGTGCATTGATCGTCGACGGGTCGCCCGCCTCTGCCTTGCTCATTCCTGGTGGCAACTCTCCCGGAGTCCGGGTGACGTGGCCGCCCATGCTGAAGGCGTTATAAACTCCATCCTTGATCTCTTGCCACAATTTCTTGGCCAGGATGTGAAGTTCAACGATCCAACTGCCCGCTTTGACAAGTCTGTTTCCGATAGTCACATCTTGCGGAGCAATATAGCTCTGCGTGACACGAGCTTCAGCCCGCCGTAAGTGCCGGATGCCCGTAGCCTGACTGTGCTCCATCCACCAACGGGCCGCCTTTTCCAATTCAGCAGGCGGGGCCCATTCGCGTTGGGTATCAAGCTCGTCGGGTTTGTAAACCACTCCGGTCACAAGGCGATTTTCATCGTCATCGGCTGATAACAGCTCGAACGTGTGATCAAAGTTATATGAGGTGTCTTTCTTATATAATACCCCACGATTAGCTACTTTTTTTTCTGCCTCTTTCGCGGAGTTCGCCAGGTTAATCCGCGCCGCTACTTTCGTGGCTGTCGGCCCGTTGTTAGTGAGCCACTTCTGTATCCATTTTATTTTTCGGGATAGCTCTACCTTAGACGATTTAGTCAATGCTCGTGGATGCGGTAGGACGACGTCGACCGGAAGCGCATTGGCAGCCGAATGACCTAAAGCGATCGTAAGGTCAGGATTAAAAGCGCGGAGTTCTTTGTTCAGCCATGGCAGCCATTTTAGTACTTCCTCTTTGGATGGCCCGCGAACGCCGCCTTTCCTGTCCCGCAATACTGATGGAATGACGTTCAGCAGCGCGACTTCCTCTTTCTCCAACCCAAGGGGAGCAAGGTACTGTTCTTTAAATGCACGTCCATAATGGCCCACCATTGGTTGTCCTCTCCCCGCTTCGAGCGAGTCGGGAGAACCGCTGATAAATGCTATGCGCGGCATTTGGTCTTCCTTCGTTAGAGGCAAGCTGGGGCTCAAGTCGATCTTGGCGATTTCCTCGCTCAGCATATGGACTCTGCCATCGTCAGTTTGTAAGACCACGCTTCGGAATCCGTCAGATTGTGTCTCGCCAACGTAGTTCCCGCCGTTGGCAAGTTTCTCCGTGATCCACGTTTCCCATGTATCTGGTTTGGCCGCTTGTGATTTTGGTGAATCTGAGTAGGCGGCATTAATCCGATTGAATAGTTCAGTCTCGGCCGTTGGCGTTTCTAGCCCTTTTTTCGTGCCTTCTTTTTCCGAATCGGGGGGTGTAGCATCGTCCTTCTTAAGTGCGCCGGTTTTCTCCTCACTTTGTGGTTCGCTTATTGGCGGTTCTTTGGACTCTTTAGCTTCTTGCACGCTCTTGTGCTTTCGGCCTTTCGCTATTCCCCCTGATGCTGGGAAAGCCAAGTCACGGAGTCGGTTGAGGAGCCACGTCGGGACAAGGTCTCTATGCTTGCTCACGATTTCATAGGTCGCTTCGAGGTATTCTTTGGTCAGGCCCTCCGGACCATACCGCTCCGCCCCCCCCTGTCGCCATCGCGCCTTACCACCCGACTTGGCGAGTGCCCGCGTATGTATCTCTTTTATAGCCCAATCAGGGAGGTAGGCTTTGATCTTGCGCAGAGTTGCGAGGTGATAATCAACACCGGGCATTATTTATTCAGCCTCCTGACACTTCTTGCACACGACCACAAAGGTAGGCTTTCCACCTACTCGCGTGACATCAAAGACGTCGCTGCGTTCGGCCATGAACACTCCACCGCAGTAGCCGCACTTTTGCTCAACGGGCATTTCGCTTGCCTCCTTTATTCATTTTCTTAGCTTTCTTAGTAGGTCCTATGCCCTGAACAAGCGCTCCAGCGGCGTTTAGTTTCTGCCTCCGCGTGGCTATCGTTTGCTTTTGCGTCTGCGCTTGAGCTTGAGTTTTGCCGCCTTTCGTTGGCGGTTGCTCTTCGTTCTGTTCGGTCGCCGAAATCACTGGTTCTCTTGTCGGGACTCCTGTTCTCGGCAGTCCCGCTTCATCGTAGATGCTGTCAAGCAGGTCGTCGTTCGGGAACACGTCAGCACCGGCCCGCATAAGGTTCAGGAGCAGCATGCCAATCTCTGCGACGTCTGTCTCAGTTACATCGCCATGCACAAGTTCGGGTATCCCTGACAATCCTTCCCATGTGTTCAACTTGAAGAGTTTTGAGATTGCCTGCTTGTTGAGAACTTCGCATATCAGGTCACAAACCGATGAGATGAACATGACAAAAAAGTTCGACTTCTCTTTCGCAAGGGCCCACGATCCCGTTGCGTTTCCTAACAACAATATATCAGCGAGGAACACGCGCACGATCTCGCCCTGATAGCGTGCTATAGGCTCGGTAGTTGGCAATGATGGTGCGGGCTGCTGATTGCCTACCAGTTCGATGTCGTACATCGGGGTCGTAGCCCCCTCGAACGTGTCACTTGGCAAAAGGAAAAATGCGTCTTCGTTTCGATACACGTCTTCGCCAATCTGCATGTATCTGTCTACTGTTTCCTGGTTGTCATCCGCCTGAAGTTCAGATAGGGGAATACGGACTATCGGGAGGCCTGCCATGTTTCGTTCGATCCCGATAAGCTCAAAATCCTCTAACTTGTGTTTTTTATAATAAGCAGAATAAGCACCTCTGAGGACGCTCGACCCTTCAGGGTTCCCCTTGGTGCTGCGATATGCAAAGTGAACAGCTTTGTCCAGCGGGACATAATAGACGCCTGCACCTGCAGGGTTTAGTTGGATCATGCCCTTTACTTCGTGCGTCTGGGGGTCGATGTCCCATTTGAATAATGATTCCTGGGGCCGCATTGCGAACTTTCTAAACCCGATTCTACCGTCATTGTAAAGACTTCTTCTACTTGGGTCCTTCTGATCAGGACCCATGCGAAGCTTGTAAACAATCTCGTGCACGTCGAACCCGAATTTAATGAACGTTACAAATTCATCAAGATATGCCTGCCAACTGTTCTCCATGTCCTTGAAAAGGCAGTCAGTGGCAAAGTCCTGAGCTTCTGAATCAATCTCTGAATCGCTTGCCGCATTGAACCAAAACGGGACCTGGCGAACCGCCATAGTGACCATGTTAAGAGCAGCAAAGACGGTCGCATCCGAGTCGACCATCGTCTTGTAGGCACGGATGCCACGCTGGCCCCTAAGTTCTTCTACCCATTCCTCAGCAAGGATGCCGCCAAATTGCTTAAGTGCGGGTATGCCTATCTCAGCGTAGATGTTCTTTTTCGTAACTACAGTAGGTTCCCCGGTTGCGTAGTAAGCCCCGGTCGAGAGATAGTCCTGCTTCCTAAGTTCTCCTCGTGTTCGTGATTTGATTGTAGTCTCTTTTTTCTTCGGTTTCGCCATTATTCACCCCCCTGATTCGTCATCGTGAAACTATGCTGGAATATAGATCAGCGGCGCAGTCCCCCGCCGTATCGAGTCGAGCATGATCTCGCTGCAATCGTTATGGTTGCCCCTCGGTTCATACTCCTGGCACGATCCAGGTCGATTCTCGTAGATGCCACACCGGCCGGTCGTCCAAAAGATGCAAGGCTGCGTGAACTTGAATGACCTAGCGGTCGCGAACTTACCGCGCACCGTGAACCGTTGCGTCACTTCTCCGACTGACATACCAAGCTCCCTCGCGATATATAAGCGGTCGACATAGTTGCACGCGATCTCTCGCGGAACGACGCAGCAATATCCTCCACAGTCCCCGCACTCGGCAAATTCTGTCATTTTAGTTTCAGTCCCCGCCAGCTATAAGAACCCAAACCCAAAATCCTACGGCTGCTATAGCTGCTCCGATTATCACCCATGCAAACACTGTCAATGCGTCCATCTTTTTTCTCCTCGCACTCTTCTGTCAACCGCGGTTGAATGGTTGACACCTAAATTAAAATGAGGGGACATCAGTCCCCTTTATGCGGTCGGTATATCTACCGGTTCCACGCTAACACGCTTTACGACCTACGTCGCGGCCTTTCTCCTGTGATGATGGTGCTTCGCTTTTTTCTCTATAAGCACCCGTACCTCACGGCTCGTCGATGGTTCATAGTACCGCTTATGCTTGCGGTGATGATGCTCTTCCATCACACAGAACCCCCCGCATAGACCGCCTGGAATGCCGCGATGCCTTCGGCTGCCTCTGACACGGAGATTGAATACGCTCCTGACGAATCAGTCTCAGCGGTTGCCCCATCGATGTCGACGAAACCAGCGTCAGTTTTTACTTGCAGCTGGATCGTTTGACCTGCGGGCGTAGTGCCGTCCGCTCCAGATAACACGCCAACGATTGCAAAGGCTTCATTCTCTTCTGCTGTTGAAACGCTCGCGGTTGCCGTCAGTTGCGTGACTACATTCGAAGCCACAATCGTGACGTCTACTTCAGCGCTTGTTGCTGGTGCATAGTTTACCATTTGATTTTTCACCTCCGCTTGTGCTGGATATTGTTGTGACTTTGGTCACTTTGATGTACACTGACTCCTCGCGGCAAGAACTGTTGCGGCGAGTTGCCGGATCCCGGGATTGTATTTCAAGCAGTTAGGGTCGGAGCAATGTGCAATCCTGTGGTGCTCTAAATGATGTAGTACTATGAAATTGCTCATAAGAAAATTGTAATCGCTTTGCTGTGTAGGTGTCATAAGATGATAAGGAAATACGTCATGCGCGTCAAGTTCCAATTGGTCCCCCGGTGCACCATCAAGCGCTCCATTTGCACCGGCTGTTGAGCCGCACATTTCGCATGTAGTATGTGCAGCGCGATAATCGGCTTCGGCTTTGTCCCATATTGGGGTTCGACCTGATCCGAGTAAGTGCCGTGCTAAGCCTTTTCGTGCTAAAACACTTTTTTCCATTTAGTCGCTCCTAGTCGTCATTCATCCATGATTGAATTATGAGCAATACGCCGATCATCGCGCCAAATATGACGATGAAGAATGCCATGTTATTTGTTAGGTACATCGCTAGACCGGCAAACACCATCACGCCAAAAAGCGCGACTATTATTTCGACGCCTGTTTTAAACTTCATTTGTTCCCTCCTTAAACATAAAACGGTCTAAACGTCAATGTAAGGTCACCCACACCGCCGTCTTCATCTACCCGTATAGTAATGAAGTGATAACCAGAATGATTTGGCATCCGCTTTGATCTCATCCATTTGGATTGTGTTGACAATGCTCCACCGCTTACTGCATGAATATTACGTTCAAAGAAATACCCTTGTTTGTGGCTATGGCCCATGAGGAGCACATTGGGCTTTGTTCCTCCTGTGAAGCTCTCTATAAGCTTCTGAACCCGATAACTATTGTGCGTCCAGAGCGTTTTCCCGTTTCTTCTAACTAAAATAAGTCCGTTAGGTACTTCGCAGCAATATACTCGCCCCGTATAGTGAACAATCGATGGTGCGGTATTAACGGTTGGTGTTGTTTGCACAGAGGTTATAGTAACCGTGTCACCACCCCTCGTGAACGTTACCTTATGTCCTAATTTAATCGCGATTTCGCTAAAATCTTCCAACAATCTTTTGCTTATAGACCTATAACCGAATCCTGACGGTCTGAACCATCCGTCTCCTTTAATCATTGTGTCAAACACGATTTGTAGGACGGATACATCGCAATCTTTTAACCACTTGGGGAGATACTTATTAGCACTCAAATGTCCACATTCCGACTTTAAGAACTCTGCTAGTTCTGCGCTATGGATTGTTATGTTCTTCTTAGAGAAGCTATACCCGCAACCGAGTCTTTCTGCCAAATCCATCATCGCAGAATAGTTTTCAGGATTAACATCTTCATACTGGGATAGAGTAATGTTATATTTCCCAGCGTGACCTTCGGTTACATACCACGCCATCAATTCTGCCATATCATCAATCGGAACGTCACCAAAATGATATGGTTTAACTCCCGTATTCTTAGATACTCTTAATGGAACATTGATGGTTTCTGGGGTTGTTCCTTCCCATCCGCTTGAAACTTGTGTAAACTGCCATTTCTGTCTGCCGTATTCTTTAACAATATCAATTGCATCTTTCCTGTGCCACTCGGTGTTTAATCTGATATGCGATTTGGTGGGGTACTCCATTGATTCGGTGTCCATTCTGCGATAAGTGGCACACTCAGAAACCCTGGTCCACATACCATGATTAGGCGTTACTAAACAGTCTACGCTTCTCGCCTTAAAGTGGACCATATCCCCGTCATAGTGCTCATCAGCGATGTTTGTTGGATTCTGCCACTCAAATATATGGTCAGCTTTTGTCATCGTCGCAACACGGTCTGTCTCTTTTAAATCCTTAAACAATTTCCAACCATCACTGGTCATTATCCCTGTTTTATCATCAAAACAGGTCGCGTATGAGCTTCCGTCTTCCCCGTGGAAAACGAGTATTGAGACTCCTCCGACCTCAATAACCCCTTCATCGCGCCCGATATACTCAGCATTTGGGACATTGCGGCATACATCTTCTACGATGTGCGCCCCCATTGCCTCATACCATCTATCATGGTTTCCGGAAACCAAATATGTATGGAAAGGTATCTGTAATAATTGTTCCTCGGCATATTCTTTCTGCGCTGCGTATCCAATATGCTTCAGCTCGTAAAGCAGGTTATATTTCCGTGCGTCCATGCCATGTGTTAGGTCGCCACCGAACACACAAAACTGGGCGTCCCGTTCCTCGCACATTGCTATGAAATCATCTAGGAACTCCTCCCTGTAATAGATCGATGACATATGAGTGTCAGTAAAGAAACCAAATCGTATTTCTTCCCCAGTGAGGCCTCGTTTTACTTTCGGGGGTGATACAGAGAATTTTCCGAGCCCTTTCCCTGCGTTTAGTGCCTTTAATTCTTCGCGGGAGTACTTGTCGCTAATCTCTTTTAGGTAACGGAACTCGGCTTTTTGTTTTCTGTACTCCTGCTGCCATTTCATCTTGCCTTCGTGCTCTCTTTCCCGATTGGTTGAGTGATACTCTCGGCCTTCTGCTCGGCAGGCGGGACACGTTTTATACTCTTCCGATTCAAACGGTTTACGGCAGCGAGAGCAACGTCTTGTCACATTTCACCTCTTTTTATTAGCTTTTCAGTCACAAAAGATCGGAGGTTCATCATAGCATGCAATTGCCGGGTCGTCTGTATCTACGTCTCTCGGCCATGTTTTTGCTATATAAATCTCTTTAATGCGTTGATCTTGGTAACATTTCATAGCATTATATGGATGCACTGGCAAAGCTGTTGGCATCATTACAAGGTAGCCCAAGCGGCCTGCATAACGAAGGTTTAATGTATCCCAGTCTGGTTCATTAGCTCCGTCCCATTGATAGACTAGACGGTAAAGTTCGTCTGACCTAAACCTTGCTGGATTCATTTTTAGCCTAATTGTATAATCACCCTGGCGCAAAAACAACTTTTCTTTATATACTCGCTTGCCTGCTTGTGGAATTCGTACTCAGAATGCAAACCCCCTTCCGCCTCTAGGTTTTACAACGATAGGATTAACTCCATGTGGCTGTCTCCTTTTTAATATCGTGTACGTGTAGATGGCATATCTCGTAGCGTCCATTAAGTGATCAAACCCGCGTTGTTTATCAGGAAGCTCTTGTACGTTGCCGTCTCTGTCCTTCTGTCGCACGTAGCCCTGTATCTCTTTTAGGAAATTCATCGCTCTAGGATTTACAATAATCTCTAACTGTCTTACCACGCTTATTCCATCCAGAACATCCTTTTTAGCAGGATATACGTTTAGACCGGCTTTTTTCATTTCGGTAATAAGCTCCGGGCGTGCCGTATCACAGTACATCGGAATCATGCGATGCAAACGCTTGTCCACTATGTGCTCATCCAGTTTTTTCTTTATGGCCCTGATAAAGTCCACGTTGAGCGTTTTGCTGCAATATAATTCGTCAATAACGTAGAGCTGCTTTTCTTTTATGCCAAGCAAGACAAATGCATTGGGATGCTCCCAGCCGAAGTCTACGCCGCAGATCGTGGCCTCGTAATCGTTGTAATCATAACCAAACAGCTCATCGTGATAGTTTGAATACACCTGATTCTCGAGCCTGCCCCATTCGCCTAGTGTATATACAGTGTAAAGATTGGGATCCTTTTGGCTTTCGAGCTTTTTGACAAACTCAGCATCTAGGAAAGCATTGTCCTTGTAGGTGTAGCGCTGGATATCTACATCACTATCGCTTTTACGTTCAACAAAGAAATAATTATAAATCCAGTTATTGATGTTGATCGGGTTAAAGGTTAAGATTAGTTGTCTATAGTTATCCTTAAGCGGTTGGCCTCTGAGGCGCAGTTCGAGCATTTCAAAGACTTCTTGGGTGGTGTCGTTGGCTGCTTCTTCTATCCAGATCGTGTCGATATCGGTAAGAGATTTAAGGCGGTCTGCTGGTTCTCCTAGTGAGTGAACGATTGGAATACATTCGATAATTGAGCCGTTCGGGAATGTGAGGGTCATAGTAGTTTGGTTTATCGAACACGGTATTCCTTTGTTTTCTATGTGCTCTATTAGATACCTAAAGCAGGATCTACGTAACCAGATGCCGTGTTTGCGGAATACTACGATATGACTCTTTGGATATTTGAGGGCCCGTATAATCACTTTTTGTACGACTGCGTATGTCTTGCCAGCAGCAGCAGAGCCATAGACGATTAAATAGCGAGCATGTGAGTTGAATACTGATTCAAAGCTAGGTTGCGGCCACTCGGAAAGGTCTATGTCCATTAAGGCTCTACCTTTGGGTTTATAGTAATCTTAATCTCGCCGTCGTGTTCTATCTTAACGTCTTTCCTGTCCAGCCCCAAGATCTGCATAAACTTATCCACGCCAAGCTCCCAGCGTTTTCGTGCTTCCTTTGAGCCTATATTATCTGACTGCATGCTTTCAAAAGCTTTATTGGCTATTTCAAGAGCTTCTTTTGAACGCTGATCTTTGAACTTTAGTATTCTTTTTTCTAAGGCTTGCAGTGTTTTCTTTTGCAGATAATCATCATATGCCTGAGCTCGTTTTACCCAGTCGTACTTAGCGCTGTACCGTTTCAGCTTGCTTAAATTTGGTACCTCACCTGTACCTAACTTGCTCAGTTTTTCGAATGACCGTATAGCCCCCATATCCCGGTATTGGCAAAAAAGAGAGAATGCTCTAGCCCGCTCGTTAGGTAGCCGTTCCCATAATTCAGTGTGGTGCGGCAATAGATTCTCACCGATATAAAGAAGTTTGCTGAAAATTAGGCACTTAAAATATTAAAGGGCGTCGATTAGCCTGCGAAAAAGAGTCCAATAAGCACAAGTGCGACGCCCGCCATTGCTCTGATGTACCGCTCGCCGTCGAACCATACTGAATGAAACTGGCCATGTTGGAGGAGTGCGCTGCCTACTCCGTCAATGGCGATTCCGACTCCAATAGCTATTATTATCCCGTTTATTAATGTTAAATTCATACCTCAAGCCTCCCGTTTTCCTTTTTCGTTAAGTTCGTACAAGTTTGTGCCATTTTCGCCTTTTGTGACCTTTAAAACACGCCGCATCCTCAAGCCTCTAATGCTGCCATCAACCCACGATTCCGCGATGTCTAGGGCTTCTGTGATTTCTTTTTTCGTCATTGGTCTGCCTGTTCGAGCGAGTAATTCCCACAGATTAGCCTGCCCCAATTTGCTCACCTCACTAATGATTTCCACTTAGGTCTGGCCTTTATTCGTTCATTCCAAGTCGCTGCGTCTTCTACTACATGCTCGTTATATGACCTATAATCCTGCAAATGCCCGATAAAGAGATGATGGTTAGCGCCGAGTTTGCCGCGTTCGCATAATGTAATCAGATTTGAGGGCTCCATTTCAAGCTTGGGATACCACTGAACCGGCTTAATGTGGTGTGCTACGTTGTCTCTCTTTACGGCATCGCAAACTGCACACTCTGGGTGCATTTTTAGGTGATTTCTCCTTAGTTTGTCCCAATCTGGATTTCGCGTAAACGTGGCTAGTATTAGCTTCTCTCGTCGTGTCGCGGCGGTCGTCATTTTGATGCGCCTGTGATTTTCTCGATGTATCGGCTCGCGAACTCCGGACACCAGCCGAGAGCGTCAATGATCTCTTGCTTCTTGCATATGCCGTTGACGTAGTCTTTGCAGGGGATGCAGGCGCTTGTAGGTTTCATTCTGTTTCCTCCGAAGATGCAGGAGTAAACTCCATTTCACAATTACAGTTTATTGCGTTGGCTTCGCTTCCATCTCCAGGAAAGTCAACCTCTTCGTCCATTACCGTGAACGGCTCCCCGACTGGCACCGATTGACCGTCAGCATCCATATGCGCCTCTCGTGAGTTCTCGAATGTACAAATCCACACCTTTTGCATGCCTGGCGCTGCGTCTTTCATCATCTCGTTTGTCGCGTAGCCGCTTGCCTGATGAATCTCCGTGCGTGCGATTGTCCCTGCTCTTCCATCGCTGTAATCAGGGAAGCGGTCGGTTATATCACTGACAATCTCGTCAATGCTCTTCCCGGCCTGTGCATCGTTTCTTAGGAGGCCCGACATCCACCGCTGGTCCTCGTCGAGAATGCCATCAATCTTCTGGGCGCCCTTTTCACGCAGGTATGTGTCGACTAGGTCCTGGAAGTCGAGGCTTGACTGAACACCGGTAATGTCGTTTACAAAGACGCTTGCTTCGATCGTCGCTCCTTCGTACGCATTGGAGAGAGCATTACGCCATAGCGGCGCCGTTGCTACGCCAATTACCGAGAGGCCCGCGACCATCTTTGCCACGGTGGCGGGAGGCACAAGTACAGTTTTAGCTACTGTTTTACCTGCCTTGACTGCCGCAGCCTTTTCGAGCTTGCCATGCCGCCGTACGAGCGCGATTATTTTGGGTAGTTGTACATCATATACTGAGTGCAGGATCATTGTCTTGTGCCGCGCTACCATGCGCTCCATTGCTGCGCGGTGCGTCTTGTAAGCCGGTTTCTGCTTTCGTCTCGGTGGCATTTAGCGTTTCTTGGCTTTCTTGTCAGAATCCGATTTTTCTCTGACGAGGTCTTCTATAACGACTTGTGCCGAACCAGATTCCTTCGGGGCTTCTACAATGGGTTTGTCAGTGATGACTAACTTGCTCCACGTAGCCTTCACGTCTTGCGTGAGACCTTTCAGATCGTTCCATGTAACCTCACGGTCTGCCACGTTGACCAGCCACAAATCCGATCCCTGCACTACCAAGTAGTTGCCATCAGGCACCATCCAACATCTATCGTCCGGTTGCATCCACCATTCAAAGGTTTTGGTCCGGTCGATGTGTGTGTTTATGCGTTTGCCCTTTTCAGTCCTGACCAGATCAATCTGATACAGCTGAATAGGGTTTTCCTTCGAGTTCCTGACTGACAGCTTCGTCAGTGGTACTTTAGGTTCTTCGTTCATTTTATTATTCCTCCTTAAGATAATAGCCGATTTGGCAGTGGTCGTGCATCATGAGCTTTCGACCTACCTGCCTTTTCTTGATCAATTTTCCCAGCATATTTCTGCACGCCCTGACCGTTGAGCCGGTCGCTTTGGAGAGTTCTCTTGCGGTGCACGCCGTTCCGATCTGCCGCATAATGTCGCAATACTCTTCTGCTTTCATATGTCTTATGAAGTTATGAGGTTATGAAGCAATCATACAAAGTTCAGGCGGAACGAGCAGCAGGACGTGACATGAAGGGCACATTACGCCTTCTTTCTCCGCTACCTGACTTCCTATTACATAGTTGTCCATCTCAAACTCAACCATGCATGCGGAACATTGCATTCGTGCTAGCGTGCTGGACCTCCGAATGTTTGTTTTGGATTCCCGAACGTTTCTGGCTCTGGAGCCTTGAACGTGGCCGGTTCCACCTCTTTCGGTTTTTGCGCGATGACGATGAGCGTGAATTCCGTGAACTGCTTGAGCCCCTCGTCCCTGTCTTCGCCCTTCGCGAGCGCGCTGATCGTTTCCCATAGTTCGGGATACGTCAGTTCATTAAATTCGAGCTTTAGTATTTCCATAATTGTGTCATCCTACCCTACTTAGCAATGGACAAACAAGTGATATGCCGCGATGTATAAGATGATTAGAGCCTCGCAGCAGACCGCCATTGAGATGTCCTTTAACATCCTCACCGAATCCCTCCTTTCATTTTTGGAATGAAGCGGGCGTGAACCGGAGGGTCCCGAATCAAGAAAAGCAGCAATGAGGTGCCAACTGTTTTTCTTTTCCCGTTCACGCCTGTCGCCTTCCTTAACTTTTTGCGAGTTCGCTCTCGGCGGCGATGACCTCACAATCGCTGAAGTATTTCGCTATGTATGCTTCGGGGAACAACCCCATTCCGCCCGTAAACTTGCCGAACGGCGCGCCCCATGTCACGTCCCACGAGTTGAGCACCTTGTAATAATGGTTCGGCGTGTATCCAAAGAGCATCATGCAGTGTCCGCCTATCTCCTGTTGTCTGGCCGGTGGCATACTGACGGTTCCCGTAGGGCCCACTGTCTCGAACTGCTGCCAGACAGGCGTGCCGAAAACTACAGGAAGTTTCGTTACTCCGAGACAGTGGCGAATGTTTGCGATCTTTTGTGCCGAACTCGTGCCGTCGAGTAGGTAGAAGTTCGTGGTTTCGGACTTGGTTGCGTCGGAAGCGACAGCGAAAGGTATTGGATTGTCGAAGTCTGCGGTCGGTTGATACGGCCATAATGCTTCATGCGCTACGCCATATTTGAGCGTGGCCTGTATGCCAGCTCTGATCGTAGCACCATTGTCCCCAGGGTAATAACCGCCGATAATTCGGGCGTTTTGATACACCTCTTTTCTGCAAGCTACAAAATCAGTGCCAGTTCGCGCTACCTGTAACGCTTCGAACGCGGATGTGACTCCGTGAGCGACGCATGATCCTAGTTGACCTTGATCCTTAACGCGAAGTATGAGTGAGCTGAGGTCCGCGCTCGTCGGTTCGGGCACGGCTCCGACGCCTGCTACCTCTTCGTAGAGATAGTCGTTCTTGTCTGGAAACTGTTTCCGCCACCCATAATATCTTTCTGTCATTTGTTCCTCCATCTTTAATTTAGGTTAAGTTCGTCCTGAGCCCACGGCGTCCATGAGGATGTCGGGACTGCTGCATTCGGCAAACCGGTAAACCGCCTTACCCAATCTGCGCCCATCGTTCCGATAGGGGTAACGCCGATAACATGAACTTCGAGCACGCCATTGACGTAAGCCGCCATTGGCATGGTTCCTGGAAATGCTATTCCGCCGAGGGAGACCCACGGGCTTGTGTTCCGTTTCCACCACAGCGCTTTATCCGACCCGATAACAAACTTATCTGTGGTTCCATTGTTCGTGATTTGGAATATCTCGGAAGCGAGCGTGACTTTTGGCCCCGGCGTTGGTGTAGGCGTTGCCCCGCCCAAGCGAGTTTTAAGGTCACGCATGTCCGCGGGCCAGGGGACTTGCATTTCTTTAATGGCATCTGCCCACTTTTGGACTGTGGCGCTCATGCTTGTACCGATCCCCCACCAGAGATGAAAACCACCGAAGCGGTAGCCCGCACTTACAAAGTCTGAGGCTAGTTGAAGGTAGATGTCCGATTGAACAGGCATCCATGCGCCGATCATGATCCCCACCTCGCGACATCCGACTTTCGCAGCGTGAATCATAGCGTTTAGGCAGTCGTCATGAACAAACGTAGCTGGGAAGTTATAGGATTCAATGTAGCTGATCACGCCATATTTGCCGTTTGCCGTGAAGCCTAGATTGCCAAAGCTGTCTTGATTGGGCTGTAAGCCCTCACCGCCAGCGTTCAGGAACGCGATGTATTCCTGTGCTATAATCTCTTCCTGCGCGCCGGTTGATTCCCCTCCGGCCGCATCGTAGCCCATGTTCGCCAACATTTGATACACCTGCGCTGGATCGCCGCCGCCTGCCGTTGACGTGCCGTCATTACCTCCAAAATAGATAGGCGACATCCCTCTGGCTTTGCATTGATTGACGAAATCCTGGGACACATGGTCGGTTCCGTGACCGTTCACGCAAGCGTCCATAAAGCCCATACTTTTACAGTAATCGAGGCCACTATAGTCCTCACCAGATATTTGATATGCTACGCTATACATTTATTTCAACCTCCGGGACTTCTTTCAGTGTTATCCTTATATCGAATGTCTCAGCGATATGACAAACCGTGTCATAATGTCGTTTGCATACTGGCTTGTCATTAACAAACCAGCGGATGTTCTTCCGTTGATCGCCGCATAGTGCACACTGACTCATTTTTCCTCCTTTGATTGAGTAATTCGATTGCCTCTGCTCGGCGCTGCTCCATTCTTGGTGTCCTAAATCGCAGCTGCGGTAAGAGTTGCCGTAGGGCGATGTGGTTCCACTGACAATATGGATTGCCGCCAAGCATGCGAGCCGCTTGTGTATCGCAACTCGTGATCCTCGCCGTACGCTGTGGTTTAAATTTGCTGGCCGGCTCGCCTATAATGTGTTCTAGGTTTTGGATCTCTTCGGTGGTTCCGACAAAAGTCAATGCTATTCTCAGTTTGGCTGAGTTGGATGAAATAGCTAATCCGCCATGCTCAAATACGCCACTCAGGTACGCTACATCCTCAGCGCTAAGTCGATTTATCATTTTTAACCCACCTTTTTGTTCATGCGCTCCCCGAGTTCTTTTCTATATTCTTCGAGTTCTTCTTTTGATTCTTTAGCTTCATCGTAGCCACCGTGACCAAGGTCGTCAATTCCCATAAATCCGTTTTTTTGGAGTATGTCTTCAATGGCCCACGCGAGTTCCGGCAGCCCACAAGCCATATTCAGGAATTGTATTTTCAAGATTGCAGCTATTTCTGGCGCGTGGTGTTTTTCAAAATAATCTGCATAATTTCCAAGTTCGTTTTCGAGGATTTCAGCGTGAGCCGTCAGGCCGCGTAAGAACGTCTTTAGGGATTGCACGTCATTTTCATATTTCCATTCAAATGTCATTTTTAACCCCTCCTCAAGCTCAGTGTCGGGTGCAATTCCATTAATGCGCCGCCAAGCCCTACCTCCCAGATCATCATAGGGTAGTACATTATACGCTCCATGATGCCCATGCCGAGTCCGAAAATTAGGTGTGGGAACACTACTACGATGGGAATAAGTAGGCCGCCGATTAATGCGAGAACGCCGAGCCCGAACGATAGATACGTCATTGGCGGATTGAACCTCTTGTAGGAGAAGAGCATTACTATCACGCCGAGGATAACGATTGTCATCGCACTCGTGATGTGGCAGGCGTATGCATAGTGCCACGGGACGAGCGACGGGAACAGCCCTACGCCGATCTCCGCCCCGCATGAGATTGCCAAGAGTGGTGTAAAGTACTTACCTAGTGTTTCGTATGCTAGTATGACGCCGATCAGACCAAGAGCCCCTGAGATTACGAGCGTGATGCCAAAGAGGAGGATTGTAGGTTGCATCGCTCCAAGGGAGCTTATGGTGTCAATTGAGATGTTATACCCTGGGGTGTTCAGCGCCTCCATAATAGGGTTAAATAAGAGCCCTATGAGTGCCGATATGAATATCAGTGCGCCCCCGACATGTTGTTTATTGGTCATTCTTCACCTCCTACGGTTTGGCCGGACACGGTCGTCATCTGGAACGTCAACTAGCGTGACGCATACCGGACAACGTTTTTCTTTTTGCGATTCATCGCCCGATATCGAGGGGCCATACTGAAAAGTGCAGTCAGGACACGCAAATTTACGTCTTGTCATTTTCTCGTTTATATCTCCTCAATGTTTCTACGTCTTCTACAGACTCCGGAATGATTGTAACGCAAACTTCCTGCCCAAGTTCGCAACCCTCGCTTACAGCTTTAAGTTCACACCTCATTTTCCACTCTCCTTGAGCTGCTCCTGCATCCGGAGTAAGTCATCTTCCACCTTCGTCAGCCTAGCATGTAAGCCAGATAGCGTTTTCCGCTCGCTCAATGCCAGTTTTTCACGTATCATCTCCTTGTTAGCGTTCATCCATTCCCGTTTGCATCCAGGGCCGGTCGGCCTATTTACGTGAAAGACGTACCGTTCGCCGTCAAATATTTTGATATGCTTTAGTTCGCGGGCACCAATCGGTTCTCCACAGTGAGAACATGTTTCGGTCATTTTTTAACCCTCCTGGTTCTGTCATATAGGTACAAGGGTAAGCAGGTAGCTAGACACACGGCTACATACAAGCCGAACAGGAATATGAACAGAACGTCCTCGAATGGATAGTCAGTCATTCTTTTGACCTCCGTTTTCGCGCATTGATCTCAATCCGTGTCCTGCGCCTGGCGTCATCTTGAATGAGCCCTATCGAGAACTGAACGATGTCCCTTTTTGGCACTCTGATGAAGTCGCCATAATCATACCAATCGTCATCGACGCGTTTTAGGTTCATGTTTCACCCTCTCCCAGCACTTCATTAATGCGATTGATGTGAGCGATAAACGTGGGCAAAGAAAGATCGGCTTTCATTCGATTGCATACCCAACAACATGAGACTGAATTTTCGACTGTATATCCCTTAGTATTGTCAATCCGATCAACGCCGATAAGTGGATTTGGCTCAGCCCCGCAGAGATAACAGCGACGTTTTAAAAGCGTTTCAAACTGTTCATTAGTAAGGTCGAAGGGCAGACCTCTCTTAGCAGCCCCACGTTTTGTATCATATATGATTTTTGGGATTCGGTTCACATTAACCCTTTTAATGACGCGTTGAGTGTCAGTAATGCGGTGTTTTTCACAGCGGATGTAGTGTCTACCCGTATTAGGGTTTATTCCTGTTTGATTGTCACAACCACTACGACTACACAGCCCGCGTTCATAACGCCTGATGGCTCGTTCGTAAGCGGCAGTACGGTGAACCTCACAAAGGACGTAATGTTCACCGGTGGTGGGGTTGATACCTGTTGTGTTGCTGCAATCTTGACACAACCCCTCCTTCCTACGTTTAGTTCTCCACGCCTTCTTATTCTGCTTCATATTTCGCCTCTACGACGTTTTCCACAGGTATCCGTACAAACTCACCGTAGTCGTACCAGCGATCGTCGACGCGTTGAAGGCCGTTCATATGCTACCTGCCAATGATTTTGTCGCTATGGTGGCAACAATTTCAGCATCGTTGTTGATAACGACGAGCTGGAAGTCCCCTTTCTTTAGTGCATCCGCTAGGTCTGCCGGGAAATCGATTTCCAATTTAGTCACTTTTTAGCCTCCTTCTGTGACCTGCTGTGGTACTTCTCAATCGCCCGTTCGATCTTGGATTCGAGCATCATTTCGCCGCGGGGGGTGTCGCCTACCGGTTCGGCAAGGAATATGGTACGAATGGTGCCCCATTTAAGACGAACTTCCCCGACTCCGGGAATCTCGACGTTGAGAGTGTCTTTGCTTGCTGACTTGACCTCGCATGCGTATTCAGCGTCAACGCCAAAGCAGACTGAGAAATATGCGTCGGGGTCCTGTTCCGGGATTATGATTTCTTCCTCTGCCGGAGCCGCGATAGCCCTCCATAAATCTCCGGGTTCGCGTTTGGGGCTCGTCTTGCTGCCAAATTCGTACTCCGGTGCCCCTTCGACCGTCGGTGCGACCGGCATCCGAACCTCAATCTCCTCGGCCGATTCGCATATGGACTCGTATGGAGTGAAGCACCCTGCCTTGATAGCCTTTTTTGTGTTTTCCACTACGGTCTCCGCCCTTGCGATGTTTTCAGGCGTTGCTATACGTTCAAACGCCGTCTCGTAGGATTCTTCTGCTTCGTCTTTTGCCTTCGTTTCGTCCAAGCGCTCTTTGAGAGCTTCAGGAGGCGTTTTGATTTTGCCCCTCGCATCACGCCGCTCCGCTTTGATGCCTTTAAGTTCGGGGAACCGCTCGACGAGCCTACCTCTGAACGCGGCTTCGACGGTTGGGTTGTTTGCGTACCCTGTGCTAAACTCCTTATTTATGAGGACAAGGATGGCGCTCATCGGCCACGGCTTTTCCTGTGTCCTAAGCTCCTTAGCACGGCAGAGCATCTCGTCGGTGAAGTTGTATTTGGGCGGTCTCTTGCGTGCTGCCTCGCTTAGTCTCCTATTATGCTCTTCCTCTTTACTCACGACCGGAGGCTTCGGTTCCTGTTCACTGAGTTCGGATTCAGAGGCATCATCGGTGATAAGCTCATCAACGGGTTCGTCGCCGTCAGGATCGAACCTCTCAGACAGCCATCTAAAGCATCGTTTTCCGGTTTTGGGAACCGCCTCGAACGGCGTTACGCGCCAGCACTTGATAAGGTCTGCCTTTTTGAATACGGCTGGGAGTGCGTCCCATTCCTCCGGTTTTGTGTGAAAACAATCGCGGCAATGTGCGACCTTTTTCGTGTCCACTGGCTTCGTCGGTGCGTTGCAGGCGTCGTGCCGCGAGAGAACGAGATACTTTCCACAGGCCTCACACTGCCTGACGTCGCTGACGCTGTCTTCCATCGCTACTCCTCCATCGCCTCAACCGAATCCACATCGATATTGTCAAAAATTGACCCGTCCTGTGTTTGCTTAGAGTGCCTGACCTTAACCCTACAAGATTTTCCTAGCAACTTTCTGCCATCGAAGCCAGTTATGTCGATGTTCGGGAATCCAAACTCAAGAGCGAGCTTATAAAGGTTGCTCATCTGACCGGTTGATTTGGTTATTCGCCTCTTGATTTCTACGCCGCCAATGTCGAATGTGTAGACAAGAACGGTTTGTTTTTTGTCGGGTTGATTCCATACGGGTTGGTCCTTCAGCACTTCCATTTTGGTTATTTTGGCGTTGTAGCGCTTGCCGTCTTGGAGTAGTGGTTTGTGGGGTTCTCTAGGAGGGGCCCATGTATCGCTATCTTCGTTAGGTCCATCTTCATCATCATCGTCCGCGATCGGTACTGGTTGCTTGGGTGCTGAATTGTAGTTTCTTGCAGGGGCTTCGTTTCTTACCTGATCGGCGGTCATATAACGCGGCCCTTTCTTGATTTTAAATGATTCTCCAGCTTCTTCTATCTCATCTTCTGAGGGTACAAAATCTTCGTCTTTTGACATATTTTTTTACCTCTTTCACTTTATAGCCTATTTGTAGCCTATTTGTATACTGTCAGCCGTAGCTGAC